GCTACTCAAAACTCATGGAAAGACGAGTGGATAACTTTATTATTTTCAATACCTTTAATTTTAGCTTTTTGTGGTGACTGGGGTAATGTTATTGTTGCTCAAGGCTTTGCAGCCCTTGAAGCTATGCCAGCGTGGTATCAATATTCTCTTGGAGGTATTGTTAGTGCTAGCATTGGTATGCGAGGCGTTAGTAAGTTTTTTGGCAAAAAGTAAATACCTGACGTTTAAGAATAAAAGATAACAAAGAGACAGATTAAACATCTGACAGTCTCTATTCAGAGGAAGCCCTTCGGGGCTTCTTCACAATACCTGACGTTTAAGAAGAACCCTTGGGGTTATTTATAATATACTTTAAAGTATACCTTAAAGTTTATTTTAATGTATATTGTTTTTATTAATAGAAAGAAATCGTTATGGCTCAAAAGAAAGACTCACGACTTACTCGTGCTGGAGTTTCTGGCTTTAATAAGCCTAAACGTACTCCTAATCATCCAACTAAATCTCATATTGTTGTGGCTAAGTCTGGTGATCAAATTAAAACTATTAGATTTGGTTCTCAAGGGGCCGTAGGTTCTCCTAAAAAGGCTAATGAATCAGAATCTTATCGTAAACGTAGATTAGCTTGGAAAGCTCGTCATGCTACTAATATAGCCAAAGGCAAAATGTCTGCCGCATATTGGGCGAACAAAGTAAAGTGGTAAAGGAAAATAAATAATGGCACAGTTAACTAAACCAACTAAAAGTGTTAAAAAGTCTGTTGCCGATCCAAGTGCAAGTTATCATTCTTTGAAACCACTTTGGAAACGGTCAAGGGCGGTTCTACAAGGACAAGATAACGTTAAAGCTCACGATGAGTATTTAGAAGCAGAATATAAAAACCTTCTTATTCCTTTTTCTCCTAGTATGAGTCAAAAGCAATATGATTTTTATCGTTCAGAGTCAGAACTTCCAGGCTTAACTGCTCAATACTGTAAAGTACTTATTAGCGCTTTATTGCGTAAAGACTCTCATTTAAAGCTACCTGAAGAACTACCAGATGACGCTAAACAATGGCTTAAAAATGATTTTACGCTAGACGGTAGATCATTGTTTAACTTTCTTGATAATGCTCTTTGGGAAGAACTTCAAACATCAAGAGCTTGGGTTTACGTAGATAGACCTCAAGTTAGCGAACAAGAGTACGACAATTTAACTCCTGAAGAACGTGCTATGATTAAGCCGTATCCAGTAGTAATTGAAGCTGAAAACGTTATTAACATTCAGTTATCTACTCATCCTATTACACGCCAAAAGACTTTAACTCGTTGGGTTACTCGTTACTTAGTAGAAAAGTATAAACCAGAAAATCCTTGGCATCCTGACTATGTAGATACAGTTTGTGATCACTACATTGATGAAACGGGTCGTCTTGTATTAGACTACTATGAACACCCAGATACTAACAATGAAATTAAAGTTCTTAATGGTGACATTAAACAAGAATACAAAGAATCAGTTAGTGAAATAGGCTTTACAAAAGTCAATACAGTTTATCCAACTATGTTTGGTGAACGTTTAATGCGTATTCCTGCTTGGCCTCTTAATGGTCAGTATGAACCAGTTGAACCTGTTCTTATGCCGCTAGTTGATCGTGAAGTTTCTCTCTATAACAAAGTATCGAGACGAAACCATTTGCTTTACGGTGCTGCTACTTATACCCCTGTCGTACAATCAGATATGACAGACGAGGAATTTGACGACATCGTAAACGCAGGGTTAGGTACTTGGCTTAGAGTTCGTAAAGACGAATCTATTACTGTTCTTGAAACGCCTACTTCGGCTTTAGCTGACATGGAAAAAGCTATTCAAGGTACAGTAGAAGAAATGGCTAAGATGGGTATTCGAATGCTCTCACCAGAGCAAGCAGCTTCGGGTGTAGCACTAGAAATCCGTAATGCTTCTCAAACAGCACAGCTAGGCACACTTAACGCTAAAGTATCAGGTACTATTCGTGAAGTAATGGCCTTTATGCTTAACTGGTATTATAACACAGATTATACAGGCGATGACCTTGAATTCCAAATGTCTAGTGACTTCTCCCCAATTGTAGGTGGCGAAGGTGCTATGCGTCTTGTCTCTGAATGGTATCAGTCAGGAATCATTAGTCGTTCAACTTGGATTAACATCGCTAAGTACAATGACTTTTTACCTGCTGATTATAGTGACGAAGAAGCAATTGAAGAAATACAAACTGATCCGCTAGCAGTACAAAATAGCGCTGATCCTCAGATAGATATTGAGGAATAACATTTTACTACTCAATGGAGTACTAGATGGATATCAATTTAAAACTTTATGATCGTATTGTCGATCACATGACTGACGTAAGATTATACGAAGAAGGTGTTCAGTTACAAAATAAACGTATTATGCGTAGGCATAGAAAAAGACTTAGAGATATATTGTCAGAGAGATTAACTAATGATGTTACTCCTGAAATAAATCGTTTTGGTCGAGAAATGTTAACTCATCAGACTAGCTCTTTAAAAGAATTTTCAACGTCTCAACTGGACTTTCATTCGGACAATCTAAACAAAGAACTTAATAAATTCTATAAGGTATCAAAGCCACGTAGTAAAGAATTACTTGCCGAAATAACTGGACAAAATATTAAAGGTGTTAAAACAGTTACTCAAAATGTTAAAAACATTTCTGCAGGTGAACTCGTTAGAATACAATCTAAAGTCAAAGCAGGTCTTGCTAAAGGTGAATCTCCTAAAGATATTATTAATAACGTTCTTAAAACTACTAAGCTTACGGAGCATCAAGCTAGAACTTTAACTAGAACCTCTATAACAAGCACTCAAACTGCAGCCTTAAACAAAGTTGTAGAAGCAAACTCTCATGTAGTAAAAGGCTATGTTTTTACTGCTGTGCTTGATAGTCGTACTAGTCCTATTTGTTCTTATCATAATGGAAAGATTTACGATGTTAGCGATAGACGCTTTACTCCTCCTTTGCATTGGAATTGCCGTAGTTCTTTGGTGCCTGTCTTAAAGTCTAAAGAAGAACTTCAGAAAGAAACTACAAGTAGGCTTAATAAAACAAACCTTGCAAAAAAGAAAGAAGAATCGCTTTCAGGTGTTGCACCTAAAGTAGAATCCTACGGGGCATGGTTAAAACGCCAAGCGTTTGATATCCAATCTAAACTTCTTGGGGGCATGGATCAAGCTAATTTATTTAGGCAAGGCAAATTAAAAGCGGAGCAATATGTTACACCTAAAGGTAAAGCACTGTCTATTCAAGCTTTAAGAAATAAAGCTACTAATGCTACTGCTATTTTTGCACCTAAGCAAAAGCTTAGAGAGCAAGCAGTAGATATTCAAGCTAAACGCCCTAGTTCTATGATACGTTCACCAGAACAAAAAGCTTTAGTAAGGCAAATGTTTTTACTTGATGCTGATGACTATTCTAAAACCATGTCTTTAACAGACTATAAAGGTACTAGCCTTGCAGGTAAAACTGCTTCTAGGCGTAGGGTGGGTAATGAGTTTGATGAACGTAATTTTAGTGCTGATCCACTAACAGGTGAAATTAAAAATAATAACATTTATGATCCTGACTTTAATTTGTATCAAGAACGTATTGATTTTATGCGTAACTCTAAGCTTCTCAAACAAGATGAAAAAGATTTTATTGAAAGCATTGCAGCAGGATTAGACGATAAGATTTCAGTTAATCAACAAACTGTTGTAATTGAAAACTTAAGAGTTGTATTTGAACGTTATGCAAAAGATAAAAAACCTTGGAATGATGTTGCTGCAGTGTTAAGGGCAGAAAATAGATTTGCTGTACAAAACGTTTCTAGGCTGTTAGATACACGATCCCGTAAGCGTTCTGAAATGTTTGTTAGTTATTTATCTCAAGACAAACCTCAAGTTCAAATTATGGGGAAGTATTATACTTTTGAAAATTTAATTGACAGCCAATTAAAAGATCAAAGATTTATTGATGCATGGCGCAGAACTGAAGGTAAAAAGTTAGCTACTAAAATGTTTTTTAAAGGTCGAGCACCTCTAAGAGTTTATTTTAAAAAGTTTACTGATAAGTATCCTACTAAAAAAAGACTTATTAAACAATTAAAAAAAGATTCTGGTTTTGACAAACTTTTAAAACTACAAAAACTAGCAACTGAACCTTCTGATTCTTTAATTACTAAGTTAGCTGCTCGTAACAGAGAAACTATACGTAGGCTTTTAGATGCTGAGTTTTTAATTATAAATAAAAAACCTACTTCTAAGTTGTTTGATGAAAAAGCTTTAGATAGTTTAACTAATATTGCTAAGTTAGTAGCGTCAGGACAATCTACCGATTATGATACTTTAGCTATTAATATAGGAAAAAGATTTTCTAAAGACTTTGAAAATGTCATACCCTTTACTAAACATACTCTTCAAGACTTTCATAAAGAAGGATCTAAAATACTTGACTTTATGGTAGACCAAGGTCTTATTAAAGTCCAATTTAGAGGTAAAACTCGTAGAGGTGTTTTAGATTTAGATACAGGTAGAGCGTCTGGTGGTTGGGCTGATAGTATTTCTAGAGAAGTAATTGTTGTAGATAAAACATTACTTAAACTTCAAGAAGCAGAACGTAAAGTAACTATTGCTAGAAGGCTTGGAACTGTTTATAACAGAGATAGGCTTTATGTAAAAGCAAATAAAAAAACTTATGTAGACGCTAGAGGTAATGATACAGGAATACCTTTAATTTCTAGAGATAAATTTCCAGATTATGATCCTAAACAAATTGATCGTGAAATGGCTCAAATGCTTAATCACGTAATGGAGGTTGAATATGGAGTTGATAACGAGTTCTTCGGGTTTATGGACGATATTGCTAGATTCAGGGATCCTAGAGGACGATCTAAATACTATGACAGTATTAATGAGTTTCGTCATGAAATTTTAAATCGAGGAGAACAAGGTTATGGATTTATGTCTACTGCTAAATATCATGCTCAAAGAGGGAAAAACTTTAGGACTCAAGCATTTATTGATTCTAGGGGGCGAGTATATCACAGAGGATATCTTACACCTACGGGCGGTGAGCTAGTTAGACCTTTCCTTAATTCAGGAAAAGCTGTTAACATGAGTAATGAAGCTTTAGATGAGCTTAGAATTCAAATAGGAGCCTTAATAGGTCCAGGAACTGAAGCGCTTACTCAAGCAGGTCGTAATGCTATATTTAATCGTAATGAAGCTAAGATTATTGAACTAGGTAATATTATGATGTCTAAAACTCAAAGAGACAGGCGTCTTAGAGAGTTCCTTGAACATCCATTAATACGAGGACTAGAAGGTCCAGAAGTACCTAAAATGGGCAGGATGGCGATTGAATATGCTCGTATTGATAAACACCTTAAACAAGGTAAACCTATAACTAGCTATAAAACAAAACTTATGATTGAAAACGATGCCTCATCTAGTGGAGCTCAAATTATTGGGCTTTCTACAGGAGACCGAGCAGTATCTCAAGCTTCAAATGTTTTAGCTACAACTCAAAAAAATCGTCTTTATGACTTAGTTGCAATGGATACAGTTAATGACCCAGAATTTCTTAAAATACCTGCACTCAGAGATGCTAATCTTACATGGGAAGATCTTGCTAAAGCAGCCAAAGCTCAAAACATGGTATCATTTTATGGTGCTGGAGCTGCTACGAAAACCGCTAACGTGGCTAATAAACTGTCTAAAGTACTTGACGAAAAAGGTTTCATAACAGTTACTAAAGATAATTTAGGTGCTAATCTTAGAGTTGTTGACGGTAAAATTAAAGTAGCTGAACGACTAGGTGCTACAGGTACAATAGAAGAACTTAAAAGTTTTAGAAGTGAACTTGTAGAGTTGATTAATAAAAACGAACCTGTTGGTCGTACCTTATTAAAACAAGCTCAAGACATACACCCTGATGTTGGTGATTTTGTTAACAAGCTTACTAATGCTCGTAGAGGCATTATTGGACCAAAAGAGTTCTCAGAAATATCTAGAATTATGTCTAAAAATCTTGCTGATAGAGCGCCTGTTACTGATAACTTTATTAACTATTGGAAACAAGTTGCTAAAGCTTACGTTGAAGAAACTCAAAAGGTTGATATTCC